CCTGAAGTTCGGCAGCTTCTCGAATCGGTATCCCTCTCTCGGTCAGACGCTCACCCGCAGCGTCTGCTCTTGCCTGTCCCTGAAGACCGGAAAGTTGCCCTTGATAGCCTAGCAGTTGGCCTTGTTCGGCTCCGGGGAGGCTTCGCAAATAATTCTGTTCTGCAATCGCATTCTGCCGTGCAGACGTTCCTAATCCGAAAAGACGCGACTGTTCTGCGCCACCAGCCTGGATTGCGGCATTCTGGGCAGTTTGGTAGGCGTCGTTTCGCCCCCGATAGAAATCATCCATCGCGGCGGAAAAGGCTTGTGTCCCGCGAGCGATACCGGAATTTGCGAGCTTGGTTTCCATTTGCTGCATTTCGCCTGCAAACTTCGGATCAAGCCGAGACGCATATTGCCCGTAAACAGAATCTATAACTTGCTGACGAGCCGCTGCGTCGGCAGCAGGGGCGGCGGGGGCGGTAGAGTAGTCGAGCGGTGTACCATAAGCATCGGTTGCCGTCTGGACTGCACTTTCCGCACCCGCCGTGTCGAATGAGGCGGGGAGACCAGCGTAATTGAAAGGCTGATCCATGCCAGCCTCGGCTCTGTTTGCAGCGGCTGAAATTTCACTGGTTGATGGAGCAGTACCGCCTAAATTAAATGGAGCTCCGACAGACCCGGCAGCAATATCAGCAGCGCCTCTCACGCCAGCGGCAGAAGGCGCATCAGGCTGTCCTGCATAGTCAAAATCGCTCCCAATAGCCTGTCTGGCGCGATCAGCAGCGGTGCGAGCGCCAGCCGTAGTACCGGGCGCGATAATTCCTTCATATGTGAAAGGGTCTTCCAGAGCAGTGCCGACGCGCCCGACTTGAGAAACAGCCGTTTCATTCAACGCATTTATGACAGCATTCTGCTTATCAACAATCGCCTGCTGCGCCGGATCGAGCGTGGTTGTTCTGGTATACTGTTGAATGCCATCCTCAACCCCGCCTCTCTTTGTGTATAATGATGACCCGTAGGGAGTGTATTCGTCGATCATATTCAGCTTCGCCTGGGCGATAGCTGTTTCCTTGTTTACAGCAGCCTGCGCTGCGGCGGTCTTGATTGGATCAGGAGGGACAGGGGGTGCTGGTGCTGATTTACCCATTTAACCATTTCTCCGCATTTTCAGGGTACAGGCCATATGTACAGGCTGATGTGCCATCTTTGGCCGCATATGGGTGGACCCCTTCAAGTCTGAAGCCCAAGCCCGTCATAAACTTTCGGGCCTTCTTATTTGATTTCGTGGTGATTGCTGTCATCCGCTTTACGCCTAGTTGGGCAAACGGGTAATTCAAGATTCCCCGTATATTTCCCGGCGTGGCCCATTTTGGGGTCGCGGTTATGAAAGTGATTTCAATATCATTTTGACGATAATTGTGAAAGATGGCAACCCCCATGATTTCACCGTCATCCGAAGACACTCCGATTGTCGTCAGCGGTCGAGAAAGCGGAGCGCAGTCAGGGAAATGATCCTCGGCCCACGCCGCTAGTTCGTCATCACGACCACAGACCAGTTCGCTCAAAGTGCACTCCCCTGCTGCCAGATCATATCGTAAGCAGTGAATGATAATGTGATGGAATTCGTATTTCCGCGAATTGTGGGAGAGGCGCACTCCCCTATCCCAGTTACCGTTGTCCAGGCGGCGGTCGTTACCGTGTCAGCCCAATACGATTCGTCCCACTCTGAAACGTCCCATGTCGCAGCGGCCAGTTCCGGGGTGGTCGGAATATTCGTCGGATTGATATTCGAGAAATCAAGATTTAAGTCGATGGCGAACGCAGGCGCTCCGTTCGTCGTGAAATGAGGTCTGCACAGCGTGAAAATCTTTTGATTTCCCCTCGACCCGTAATAAGAAAATGCCGGTCGTATTTTCCAGTCTATATTGGCGGAATTATCACTAACCCCTGTATCGGCTTTGTATATCACACCTCCGGCTTGAGCGCCGAAATACAAATTACCCTGAAACAATGACCAGCAGGCGGCATTTTGCCCTGTGAATTTACACCATGCTCCCGTCTGAGTATTGACAACATATTGAACGGATTCAGTGGTGGACTTCGGAATATTAAAAAGAGAATAAGAGCCTTGCGGATAATGGATTGATTGCCATCCGAAAATAGTCGAATACGCCCTTGCAGATGTCATGAATTCATTCTGAATATTTGTAGTAATTGCCTGTCCGAGACTTCCAACTTGGTCAATCGGCAGGAAAGTGGCTAGAGATATCGCGCCATCCTGAGTCGTTACGATAAGGTCAGCCCCGACTTTCTCAATACATCGACGCCCGATTGGCTTACCAATATTAAATACACCAACAAGATTCCATGACGCAGCAGCAGACGGATCATTCCCTGAATATATGATACACTCGCCTTCGCTTGTGATAGCGACGAATAAATCATCCGGTCCGGCACCGCCATCGCGCGTCCAGGATCCTATGGCCTGGATATATCCACCCTTCCTGCACAAACCCCCGATATCGAATGTGGCAACAGTCCCAGCTACTGAAACCACCGGCAAATAGCCAAAGATCAGACTTTCATTGAAGACGAAAAACAGGCGTCTCTGGTGGGCTGCAACGTGAACAATATCTGTCGCCGTGACGCTCGCCAGACTCGGCGTGACGAAAGCACTCCCGTTATAATAAATCGGGGCGTCCGCACCGTTCACCATGAACAGGAAATTGCCGCCGGACGTGCCGAACATCGTCGTTTGCCATTTGGCGTTCGCTTTACCCGTCGCAATAGATGTGGAAGCACCTTCGGCGGAAGAATCATAGATCACCGACCCAGCCGCAGATATCAGCTTTCGAGTAACTGGACCGGCATATTCCGCCAGAGTCTCGACGGCGCCGGAACCGTTGCCGGTTGAGTGAGACGCAAAACCGGACCTGAGATCGCAGCTTGTCAGGTTTGGAAATATGTTCTCTAACTCGACAGCGAAATCTTCCGGCATATTTGCCAGAGAATCTCGCACGTTCCAGCCCCGGACAGGTGCCGGGATGCTCCCGCTTTGGGAGGTTCCCGTCCTTCTGGAATTGTCAAGGAGAGGCTGAAGCATTTAATACCCCAAGCCCAAGCCCCGACCCCGACTCGGTATAAGCTGCTCCAACATACGGCGTCTGTTTTTTTCGTTTTCTTCCACGGGGTTGATACCGCTTATCTCTGGGGGCAAACCGATAGTCGCACCTCGAATATTAGGAGAAGCGCCGATTTGGGTTGCGCCGGAAATATCAGGTTGGATGGCATCTGCAGAAGCGCCAATACTCCCCTGATCCATTTCCATTTCAACCAATATTTGCTGTAACTCCAGCGCACCTTCCGGTGTTTTCATATATTCCGCGATCATTTCCGGTGTCAGTTCCATAACATTATTCCTTTATGGGTGCAGTAGAGCCTCTTTTGAAATATCTCATTTTCACTTCTTCAGGTTTGAAGAAATTTTCTATAACGCCGATTGCCACATCTGTATCATATTCCTTGCAACTGAATATATCGATATAGCAATCGCCGGTCTTGTCTGAAAAATGCCCGGTGATATTGCTAGTCTCGATCATCTGGCAGAAACTGTATCCAGACGCATCCGCGTCATGTGTCGCAAAGTGGGCGATCATCGGTTCACCATACAATTTCATATCGATAGCCGAGACAATTTCATTGATGAATTCCCGAATATTTTCCTCACTTGTTATCCTCTCAATCGGGCAAGATTCACAATCGAACAGCGCATGATATCCCCACGGCATTGCTCCTAAAAACGCCATTTCTTACGCAAACCAACCCGCCAATTCGATCCCTTCTGTCCTTCAACCCCCGGAGTATAATCAGCTTTAATAGAATTATTATCGCCAAACTCATATTTTAAACCGTAATTCGTTGGAATAATTCCCCTTGAGCCGAATCTTTCTTCAGGATTAACCCCCCACATTTTTTGCAAATCTTCGTTGAATTCATTCTTTCCTCTAAAAAAATGCCCGCCAACGCTGCCGGTTAATCTGCTGTCATCTGGAAAACCCAGTACGGCACCCATACGGCCCCCGACATTAAACTCGCTATTTTTGATACTTGACGGGCCTTCTCTAGTTTCAACGGGAATCTCTGTGCTGCGCGTCCCACCGCTGATATTAATCTTAGGAGAAATGGAGAACCCATCTGTGCCGAAAGCTAAAACTTCCGAACCGGATGGCTGTAAATCCTCTCGCTGAACACCCGGCACCGCAAATCCAGTTTCTTGACCTAAGTTTTCATCACCTTGTTCTCTCGCTAATTCATCTAACAGTTCACGACCCTCTTCAGTCTGCAAAAGAGACAAGATTATTTCATCGAAATCTGGATCAGCCATTACGCCCAACTGCCCTCTGGAATATAGACTCCCCTGACGGCAGTGTTACCGGAAATCATATCAAGAACCTTTCGGCCACCCGCGCGTGAGGTTTCATTCGCCAGCTTCTGCTCGTAGGAGCGAAAATCTTCCGAATAGTCCAGTCCGTTCTTTTTCTTGAATCTCCATACGACACCCAATTCCATGAGATTCTCGTCCAGAACACCGACATCCGTATCCGCAGCCCACGCCGATTGATTGGTCCCGGAACTGGATTGACAGAAATATGTCGACTGATATTCAAACACCCATGTGTTGCCCGCAGAAGGCGCTGGGTAGGCATAGAGCTTCCCACCGAATATCCTGTAGCTGGGGTAAGGCCCGGTCGCTGTGCGGGCCTTCAAAGCCTGCCACTCGATAGGCGACAACGGCCCGGTCACCGGCTGCGTCAGCGTTCGATCCCAGAACGTCGAACTGGTGATGTAGGAAAAACCCGGCGCGATTGTCGTAATAACGCCCTGAAGTTCCGCCGCGAGGCTTGTGTGAGTGACTTCGATCTGGGTTGCAGGCCACGAAAAACGGTCCAGAACTTCCCGACCTTCGGTCTGTGCCAGGGACAGCAAAGTCCTGACGTTCTGATCTACCGAAGCGACTACAACAGACGGGCGGGTCAGGCCGATTGTATCAGATGCGTTCTGGACAATGGTTAAAAGCGTCATTTATTCCTCTTTCCTCGGCTTGCCACGCTTCTTAGAGGCGTTATCAAGACGCTCCAGTAAATCCTCGATCTGGCGGTCTTTCTTGTTAATAGATTCGACCAATGATTCCATTTTGATCTTCAGCGATGCAACTTCTTCTGAAGCCTTATTACTCTGGGCAGAGTCCAAATATGACTTCGCCTTCTCGACCATCGCAACACCGCCCATGCCCAGTCTACGGATTGTATCGGCGTTGGCCGAAGCTAAGTCCTGGATGGTGCGGATTGTAGCGTTCTGGCACGTTTTCAACTGCGCGGGTGTCACACCCGGCCAGTTCTTCAAAT